AAATGCCCAAACGAAAACGGGGTCCCCGGGCGACCTGTCGTCTGGGGTGAAAATACACGCAGTTTGATCACGGGACCAGAGGGCACTCTGGACTCCCATAGGAGCGCCGAGTGCGCGACCGGTGGCGAGTGCCACCGCACCCTATTTAATCTTGTGGGTTCCCTGACGAGCCTGCTCGTTAGGGTAAATTGGTTCGTTCCTCACAAATGGACAGGTTGGGGTGGGTTACATTTCTAAAAAAACTTAAATTAAACCGTAAGATTTCCGATTTTTCTTGTAGGGAATGGCGCCCTCGACATTCCGCATTATTAAATGTGACGAAGTCACACCATAATGTTCCGCAGGAACAATTCATGCACCGCAGGAGCAATTCATGACAACGTCAATTCATGGCGCAAGCCAATTCATTCCAAAGCTTGCTTTGACACAGGCGAAATGTTTTTACGAAGCCTTTCGCTTATTTATTTCGCAGGAATATTCTATTATATATTCACAGCGAAACTGACAGAAGCGGCAGAGCCTTATATCACAGGGAAAGGAGTGGTTTTATAGCGAAAAACGAAATCATCTATTATATCGGCGTCATTGCCTACGGCATTCTCGGCTTTTTCGTCAAGCGTCTAATCGCAGATTTTGACCGTCTCAAGGGCGAAGTCAACGATTTGCGCGACCATCTTGAACAGGAAAACGCCAATATCCGCGATAACTATCTTAAATATGAGGAGTTTGTCCGATTTCAGACGTCCATTGATATGAAGCTGACCAAAATCTACGAAATTCTGGTGGGACGATGAAGGACAAAGCCTTAACCGACACGCAGCTTTTCGGCTCTGTCTATCTTCCACATTATTTTTCGCTGAAAGCCCCTTCTTTCCACAGGGAACTGAGTAAATTATGGCATAAGAACATTATGAAAACCGATGATGTGACCAGATCCCTCACCATGAAGGGCAGCCGCCTTGTCATTGCCGCCCCTCGCGGTCACGCAAAAAGTACGGTTATGAGCCTGCAGAACGTGCTTCACGCCGCCCTTTACGGCTATAAAAAGTACATTCTCCTTATTTCCGACACCGAAAGTCAGGCTGTTTCCTTCCTCGACTGCATCAAGTGTGAGCTTGAAGACAACGAGAAGATAATCGAGGACTTCGGCGAGCAGAGGGGCAAGATATGGAAGTCATCTTCCATCGTTCTCTCCAACGGCTGCCGTATTGAAGCTCTCGGCTCGGGACAGAAAATCCGCGGCAGGCGTAATGCCGAGCGCCGCCCCGACCTTATCATTCTTGACGATATTGAAAATGACGAGGATGTCCGTTCCCCCGAGCAAAGGCGCAAGCTGGAAAGCTGGTTTTTCTCGGCTGTCAGCAAGGCTGGGGATTATTACACCGACATTCTGCTTATAGGCACTGTACTGCACAAGGATTCGCTCCTTTCAAACCTACTGAAAAATCCCATTTACACAAGCCGCATTTACAGGGCTGTGATAAGCTTTTCCCCTTCGGAAAAATGGCAGGTGTGGGAGAATATTCTTTGCAATGTATCTGATGACGACAGAATGAAGAAGGCGCGCCGCTATTTCGCCCTCAACAAAACCGAAATGCTCAGAGGCACGAAAGTTCTGTGGAAGGAAAAGCTTCCCTACGATGAGCTGATGCTTATGAAGCTTTCGGACGGCGAAGCGGCATTCAACACCGAAATGCAGAACAGCCCCATCGACCGCGCAACCGCCCTTTTTCCCCAGAGCTGGTTTTCCTATTACAACCCCTTTGACGAGGATTTTTCAAATGGTGATTATGATTTTTACGGCTACTGTGACCCATCGTTGGGCAAGAGCATGAGCTCCGACTTTTCGGCTGTCATCACCATTGCGAAAAACCGTAAAACAGGGGTGTTTTATGTGGAAAATGCCGACATAATGCGTCGACACCCCGACAGGATTATCAATGATATAATCGAAAATGCCAAACGGATAGCGAGAGAATACGGCAGGAAATTCATTTCTTTCGGCATTGAAACCAATCAGTTTCAATGGATGCTCAAGGAGGAGCTTATCAGGGAGAGCGCCCGAGCCGGGCTTTATCTGCCGATAAACGAAGTCAACTCAACAGGGGACAAGACCCTAAGAATCCAGAGCCTTCAGCCCTTTATCAAAAACGGCTATGTCCGTTTTCAGCAGAATCAGACCTTACTGCTGGAGCAGCTTTGGGATTTTCCTTACGGCGCTCACGACGACGGCCCCGATGCATTGGAGGGCTGTCTTAAGCTGGCAAAAAAGGAGGGCATGAAGGCTGTAAAGGGGCTGATTATCTAATGCACTTCGTGCAGTGAAATTCGCTGTTAGCGAGTTAAATTGCTGTCGCAGTGAAATAATGCTTCGCATTGTGAAATTGCACTACGTGCAGTTAATGTGCCTGCGGCGCATTAAATAGGGTGGGCTACGCCCTTGCGGGAGGGCACGGAGACCCTCCCCTACAAAATTGTATTTTGTGGTTTTCCTGTAGGGGCGGTTGCCTCCCTTGCCTAAAGGGAGGGGGCGCCGTAAACGGCACTAGCTTCGCGTCGCCACGAAGTGGTGGAGGGATTCGCCACGCCCGCCCGCATTATTCAATCAAACTCTCAATTTTCACCTCATTTCAGAAAGGACAACTATATGACCATTACAAACGAGCTTCTTGCTCAGAAAATCTATGATTTTATCACATTTACTCTGCCTGAAAGGCAGAAAAATATGTCTTACTACCGCACAGACCAGCCTGTCAACAAGGGCAGGATTGTTTCGGGCAGACCGAACAACATTCTCCGCACAAATGTCTGCAAGTACATCACCGATGTTCACACAGGCTATTTCATGGGCGTGCCCCTCACTATCGACTTCAATGACGATGTTTTAGGCGGAACATTCGTGAAAAATATGCCTCGCGACCTGCTCTATGAGCTTCTTTTCTCACTTTCCCGTGATATGAGCATTTTTGGGACGGCTTTCTGCCTTGTCTACATGAAAAACGGCGCTGTATGCGCTTCAAAGCAGAGCCCTGAGCGCGCTTTCACCATTTACGATGACACTCTCGGCCACGAAGCCGTTGCTTCCGTCCGTTTTTCCACAGTGAATAAGGACGAAATCACAGGCGAGGTCTATGTTATGGGCGGCAGATATGATTTTGTTTACACAAATAAAACTGCCGTAATGTCGGCTTTCGAGGCTTTGCCTTTTGACGGCATTTCTCTCATTGAATTTCCAAATAACGAGGACAAATGCGGCGATTTCGCCCCGATTTTGTCCCTTATGGATGCCTACAATGTGCTTCTTTCGGGCGCTGTCGACGATATGCAGTCGGTTTCCAACGCATTTCTCGCCCTTTACGGTATGCAGGGCACAACTCGCGAGGATATTGAGGAGGCAAACCGCTCACGCGTGCTTTCCCTTTCGGAAAACGGCAGGGCGGAGTTTGTTGTCAAGAATGTCAACCCAGATGCTCTCGATTCGCTTAAAAAGACCTTGCTTGACAATATGCTTTTGGTCACAATGACGCCTAATCTTCTGGACGAAAGCTTCGGCAAGGCAGATTCGGGCGTGGCACTTGAATATAAATTATGGGGCATTGAGCAGGCGAGAGGGGAGAAGCAGAGATATTTCACACGCTCGCTTTTCACACTTTTGGAGGGCATTTTTGCCTATATCGGCATTAAAAACATTCCGCACAACATCTGCAGTGTGAGATTTTACAAGAATCTGCCTCGTGACAGCTCAAAAATCTGTCAGGACATTGCAAATGTGGGCGATATTATTTCCCACAAGACCAAGCTTGAGCTTCTGCCGTTTATCGAAAACGCAGGGGAGGAGCTTGAAAAAATCAGAATTGAAAAGGAGAATATGAATGAAACAGAAGAGAATTAAAAGTCCCGTTTTATGGTCGGCTATTGCGGCAATCGCGTTGCTTGTTTTGCGTGGCTTCGGCTTTGAAGATGCCGCCGTTATGGCAAGCACACGCGCAGACCAGCTCTGGGACCTTATCTGCGCCGCCATTGCGATTTTCGGCGTAGCCAACAATCCGACAGAGGGAGGTAAGTTTTAATGGAAGAATTGATTTTCACACAGGAGGAAAAGGACGAGCTTC